GCCGAGCGGAGGACGCGCGTCTTGTCGTACTTGATATTGAAGTTCTTCCGAGAGAGTGGGGCGGTGATAGCCGAGAGCCAATCAGTATTGCGCTCCCCCTCAAACAGCTGATCATTGAGGTACTCAGATGACTCCTGTGCTCTCAACAGACGCACCATGCCGTTGCTAGTGCGCCTAAAGTAGTCCGATGTGTCCGGGTCCGCCTCATTAAAATCATCCTTTGACGTAAAACAAATGCGCCTCCACTGCCAAGGGGCGGCATTATTGGTTTCTAACTGTATCCGTTCTTTAAGGCCCACCGCGAAAATGCTCTCCGATGTACGTAGTGACGTGTCCATTTTTGACCCACGTAAGCCCGCGGACGTGTCCGAAGGGCGGCCGGTTGCATTCCACACATAGATGAACTCGGCGGGGAGAGTAACGCCGACAGGGCGGCGCATAACTGCTCCACCTTGAAGGAAAGTGGGGGAGAACGGGTTGTCGAACTGGGTGTTGGAGTAGGCCAACATATTATCCCTCTTTTTTTGAGAGGTCTTGTTGAGAATCGAGCGGGTCGACATTCTCTTTTTGCCGTAGCGCCTGCGACTTGAGGTCTTCGTGGCCCTCTTTCGTCCATAGGACCGGGCGGAACCTGTGCGCCTCCGAGAGCGGGGTGCGTACCGTGACCGTCGTCTGTACGCCATGGATGCAGCAGCCGATTGGTGCGTCGTGTTCGTCGCAATATTCTTCCACGCTAGGTCGAGGGGGCATGATTCTCCAGGGACTCCTCTGCAGCTACCACACATTGCCCTCTGGGGGGGAATACCTGAGGTATTTATAGTTGGAGTGCTCCCACTCCCACTATTGAAAAGTAATAACATTAATACTTTTCAACAGTGGACGTCACATGTTCCGATTTTGCGCCAAGTATGGCCTTCTTACATACCCCCAGTGCGGAGACCTCGACCCTTGGAAGATCGTTACACTGCTTGGAGACCTTGGAGCGGAGTGTATCGTGGGACGAGAGAGTCACGTTGATGGAGGAGTTCATCTCCATGCTTTCTTCTTGTTCGAACGGAAGTTTGAGTCAAGAAATGTCCGTATATTCGATGTGGACGGACACCATCCAAATGTTGTACGCGGTTACAGCGCACCGGAAAAGGGATGGAATTATGCGACGAAGGATGGAGACGTTGTCGCAGGAGGACTCGAATGCCCAGTGCGAAAGGAGGTTTCTCGGGATGGCGGAGTTTGGGCTGAGATCATCCTATCAGAAACTCGAGAGGAGTTTTTTGAAGCTTGCAAGGTTTTGGCTCCACGGGCACTTCTGTGTTCCTTTACGTCACTACGTACCTACGCCGACTGGAGATATCGGCCCGAGCCCGTGCAATACGAGCACCCTAGTGGACTATCGTTTGACACAACAGCGTACCCAGAGCTTGATGCTTGGGTATCACACTCTTTGGAGGGATCTCGAACTGGTAAGTGCCCGCCTACGGCGGATTCTACATTCTTGGTAGGGTATTATCTACGCTATGCTACGGCTAGTCACGCGCTCGCTCCGCCGCGCGGACGCCTCGATGTTTACAGTGCTGACTAAGCAGGACGAAGACGATCATTAGTCATATACGGGCCGACTCGGTTAGGCAAAACCGTATGGGCCCGAGCGTTAGGCAGACACGCTTATTTCGGTGGTTTATTCAGCCTCGATGAGTCATTAGAGGACGTCGACTATGCCATTTTCGACGATATGCAGGGTGGCCTGAAGTTCTTTCACGCTTACAAGTTTTGGCTTGGGGCGCAGTCACAGTTTTGGGCCACAGACAAGTATAAGGGCAAGAAATTGATCAATTGGGGGAGGCCGGCTATATACATCGCAAACAGTAACCCTCTTTGTGACGAGGGTGTGGATCATGACTGGATGATAGGAAACTGCGATTTCGTAGAGGTGACAACCTCACTTCTCGTGCCAATAGAATGTTGACTCAGGCGTAAACGTCAGAGTACTCGCATCATCATTTTGCCCGTGTTTGACAAAGATATCGACGACGTAATAGTTTCCCATTCCGGGGTTGCCAGTGACGGAAACGGAAGAGTCGACCATGTTCTCACCGGTCTGCTCACCGTCGTACACAATATTCTTGCGCATGCCGTGCCACAGGTTAAATGTGTGTGTGAGACCCGATTGGTTGGCCGAGCGGAGGACGCGCGTCTTGTCGTACTTGATATTGAAGTTCTTCCGAGAGAGTGGGGCGGTGATAGCCGAGAG